ATAGACTCAAATCAAAATGTCGGTATTGGAAATTCAAGTCCTTCAAATAAGGTTGAAATTTCAGATGGAGGATTTGCAAGTCAATTAAGAGTGCATAGAGCTGTAGCAAGTGGCTCTGGTGCATTTATAAACCTATCTGCAAATGATGACGGTGGCAATATAACAGATTATGCAAAAATAGGTATGATAGTTGAATCTGCTACAGGTGGAAGTGAAGATGGGGCATTGGTTTTTCAAACAACTTTAAATGCTGGTAGTAACGAACGCATGAGGTTGGATAGTAATGGTAGGTTAGGTTTGGGAATGATTCCTAATGCATCAACAGGAGGAAAGTTAGATATACAAGGAACAGATCATTTAAAATTAAGATTTTTTAACTCAACAAATTTTAAAGCTGGTTTTGAAGTTGCTACATCTTCTGGTGATATGATTGCTAGTTCTGTTGCAGATGATTTTGCTATTAGAAGTCAATCAAATATTCTTTTTTCTTCTGGTGGAAATACTGAACGCATGAGAATAGACAATGCTGGAAATGTCTCTATTGGTAATGCAAAAGGAAATTCAATCACCACAAATACAGAATTAGCTATCTATGGTGGTGAAGGTGCTGATGCAATAATTCAATTACTTGCAGATAATGCTGATAATACTGCTGATTTTTTTGCTATGAGACAATTAGCATCTGGTAATTTTACTATGGGGCATCATACAGGCAGTGGATTTAATGATGCACTTGTTATAGCACCTTACTCAAGTGGAAATAATGTTGGTATTGGAACTGCAAGTCCTTTAGATATTTTAGATTTAAAAGCAAGTGATCCGCATTTAAGATTTATAGACTCAAGTGATTCTGATAAAACATGGCGAGTTGGGGTAGCAAATAATGAATTTAGAATACAAGAAGATGGTGTAGCCACTCCTGTTAAAATAGCTGAAAGTTCAGTTGACGATTCTTTAGTTATAGACGGCTCTGGGAATGTTGGTATTGGTGGAGATCCTGTAGCACAATTAACGCTTACAGATGCTACATCGCCTTCGTTAGCTTTTGAAGAATCAAATGAAGGCACACACGATAAGTTATGGCTTCAAAGTGTTTTTGAACATGACTTAATACATCAAGTTAGATTTGATAATAATGGTGGTGGTAATCAGTATATGGTTATCAATCGTGACCAATTAAAAATAAATAGCATTACTTTTAAAACTGGTGGGCAAGTAACAACTGCAAGTACATCTGTTTCAGTTTTTAAACTTGATGAAAACTCTAGAATTTCAATATCTAATAATGATGCTGGTGGAACTAATGGTTCAGATAGCACAACAGCCAATACAATTTTTGGCTACCTTGCAGGAGGTACGATAGATGCAAATACTATTGATAATACTTTTATCGGACATAAGTCTGGAAGTGGAACGAAAAGTGATGCTCAAGCCAATACTGCGATTGGGTCAAATTCACTTTCAAGTTTAACGTCGGGTGATAATAATGTAGTAGTAGGCTATGAATCTGCTAAAAACCTTACAATATCTGGACAAAATGTTGCAGTTGGTAGAAGTGCCGGATATAGCATTACTGATCATGGAAATAATGTTTTTGTAGGAGATACTGCTGGATACCACCAAACAGGAGAATCAAACGTCTTTATAGGTAAAGATGCTGGTTTAGGTTCAAGTGGGGATTCTG